GCAGACTTAATGATTGATATCGAGGGATTGGGCACTGGCCCAGATGCCACCATACTAACAATTGCCGCCCAGGAATTTGATCCTTTGCGGCGTGATGTATTGGGACGGCATTTTTACACTCGGATAACCCTTGAGAGCCAAAACGATCGATGTATCCAACAGGATACTCTAGATTGGTGGGCCACACAACCAACTCAAGTTCGGGAAGAAGCTTTTGCAGAGACTGATCGTGTGTCACTGGCAGATGCATTGCAAGGGCTACATCGCCTGGCATTTCATGCCCGGCATGTGTGGGCACAAGGCCCCACTTATGACATGAATATCCTGGAACATGCTTACAAGAGTTTAAACATGCCCTTGCCCTGGCGATTTTTTTCTGTGCGAGACAGCAGGACTTTGTTCAGTCTTGTGCCTGAGCTAAACACATATCCAGCCAGCCATCATGCGCTGGAAGATTGTCGTAGGCAGATCAAGCTGTTGTGGGACTGTATGGAATACTTAAAAATAAAGGAAATCAAATGATTATTGGCGTGTGCGGACTAATAGGCGCTGGCAAAGATACCATTGCTGATTATCTTGTAAACATACATGAGTTTCGTAGAGATAGTTTTGCCGCCACTCTCAAAGATGCTGTGAGTTTGGTATTTGGGTGGGATCGTACCTTGATTGAAGGGCGCACCAAACAGAGTCGCGAATGGCGCGAGCAAGTAGATGTGTGGTGGGCAGAACGATTAAACATGCCCAATTTAACCCCAAGATGGATTTTACAATACTGGGGAACCGATATCCTACGTAACTATTTTCATGATGATCTTTGGATTGCCAGCTTGGAAAACAAACTGCGCAATAGCCAAGACAATGTGGTCATTAGTGACTGTCGTTTTCCTAATGAAATTCGTGGTATCCAACAAAGCGGCGGCTACGTAATTCGTGTTTCTAGGGGTGAAGACCCTTGGTGGTATGATATTGCAGTAAGAGCAAATCAAGGAAACTTGGATGCACAGGCAGTGTTGGATTCCCATAATATTCATGCCAGTGAAACATCCTGGGTTGACACCAAGTTTGATCGTGTGCTAGACAACAACGGTACCCTTGAAGACTTGTTTACACAGATTAACGATCTTCTTCAAGATCTCCGCGACGCCAAGGTAAATCTGACTTAGCCACTTCAACCACACAGTTTAAACACACTGTACGCAGGTTTCTTGTGTCGCAATCTCTAAGATTGCCGTTTACATGATACACCGTGAGTTGGGTGACATAGCGAGCTTTAAACCCACACCGATCGCATTGATCTTTTTTCTTATATCCTGCGGTTTCCCACAGCGGCTTTTGTTTGGGTAGCTTCTTGTTGCGCCGGATACAGGCGTTGCACCTATCTCGATAGTACACTTTGTCATTGTGATAGCCATTAATGGCCACAAGATTCTTGCCGCATGATTTACAAAGTGGTCGCATGCAGTATTTACACATAACAGACCTTAATTAAGGTCCGCCAATCCTTGGGTTTTTATGGTGACTCCATAAATATGCAATAGAACTTTTAGGAGAATCACAATGGCATTGGTGAGTCCAGGAATCGAAGTAACAATTATTGATGAATCAAACTATATACCTGCCGCTACAAATTCGGTACCGTATATTCTGCTGGCCACGGCCCAGAACAAAGCATCGGCTGCTGGAGTAGGGGTGGCTGCTGGAACACTAGCGAGCAACGCTGGTAAAATATATCTCATAACCAGTCAACGAGACTTGGCAGCCACATTTGGCACGCCATTCTTTTATAAGACATCTGATGGCACCCCCATCAATGGTTACGAGCTAAACGAATATGGGCTTTTGGCTGCACACTCTGTGCTGGGCATCAGCAATAGAGCTTACATCCAACGGGCCGACATTGACTTGACAGAACTAACTGCCACGTTGACTCGGCCAACTGGCGCTCCGGATAACGATACCTATTGGTTAGACACAGCTAGTACTGCTTGGGGTGTGTTCCAGTGGAACTCCACAACTGGCGCTTTCTCTGTGCAACCTACCATAGTGATCACAAGCACCACGCAACTAACAAGCGGTGTGCCTAGTCAGAGCGTGGGCAACATTGGTGATTATGCTGTGGTAGCAACCAATGCCAACAATCCCATCTACTTCAAGAGCCCAGGTAATACTGATGCAGGTGTAGCCGCAAATTCATGGGTGCTGGTAGGCAGCAACGGCTGGAAGAGCAGTTGGCCCACTGTGCAAGGTGCTGATACCGTAACTGCCGCATTGACATCTGGCAACATCATCAACATCAATGGCACCAATATTGCAGTGCCAGTGTCGCCTAACAATACTTTGGCTGGTCTAGTGAATGCCATTAACTCAGCCAGTATTGCTGGTATCACTGCACAAGTTGATGCCAACAACCGTATTACAATCTATGGCGATGGCAGCAGTACAAGTGACAGCAGCCTAGGAGATGGTGGTATTGTTGATATTGATCCAGCTCTTAGTACTGCTGGTCTACTGACCACTCTTGGTATCGTAGGAAACACTTACTATGCTCCTGCTCTCCAGCAGAGCTACAACTACACTGTGCCACGCTGGCGCACAACTGACACCGAGCCTCGACCTACTGGTTCTGTCTGGAACATGATGACAGCAGTGAACTCTGGCGCCAACATTGTGACCAATCGTTATGATGCTACACTGGGCAGTTTTGTACAAGTGGCAACTCCCATATACGAAAATGATCAAAGCGCCAACAATGGACTGGACTCATCAGGTGGCGGCCGCAATATTGCAGTTGACTCACTCTATGCACAATACGATACCACTCCTGAAGAAACATCAAATGGTAGTGGTGTATATAATAATGTAGCAACGTTTAAAGTTTATCAGCGAGCTGGTGTAGGGGCAACAACCACTACAGGTACAACTACAACCCCAGTGTTTCTTAACGCATCCACGTTTAGCATCAGTGCTAGCGCATCTGGATCAGACACTCTTACAGCTCCAGTAACAGCCACAGTGAATGGCACCACAGCAGCCGCTTTTTCTGCTGCGGTATCCGCTGCCAATGTACCGTACGTGTCGTCCACAGTTAATTCTGATGGCAGTATCAGCTTCACTCACAGCCAGGGCGGTGTGATTGTTCTCGAGAATTTGTTTGGTACTCCTGTGACTTTGGCTGGTTTTACAACTTCAACTACTGGTGTCAAAGCCGGTGCTGGTGATTTAACTGGCAGCGTGATCTTGAGCGCCTGGGAAACATTGACTTACACAGCCAGTGCTGTTGCCCCTGATCAAGATCCTGCAACTGGTCGACTATGGTACTACGCTGCCACAGACCAAGTGGATATCATGATACAGAGTGGTACAACCTGGGCAGGTTATCGCACGGTCAGCAATGATGTGCGTGGTTACAACTTGACTCAAACAGATCCAACTGGTCCTATCATTGCAGCATCAGAGCCAATCCAACAGTCAGACAATACACCGTTGGTGTATGGTGATCTATGGGTCAACACTAGTAATCTAGAATCTTATCCTGCACTGTATCGTTGGCAGAGTGTGGATGGTGTGGACCAGTGGGTAGAACTCAACAACACTGACCAAACTACTAGCAATGGTATATTGTTTGCTGATGCTCGATGGGCGCCAAACGGCACTACCGATCCTATCACAGCCAACATTCCCACTATAGATAGCTTGCTGACCAGCAATTATCTGGATATTGATGCACCAAATCCTACACTCTATCCCACAGGCATGCTGTTGTTCAACACACGTAGATCTGGCTTCAATGTCAAGAGATTTGAAGCAGACTGGTTCAATGCCACACGCTTCTCAATTGATGGCTACAGCAGTACAGCCAACTATGTGTCTGGTGACAAGGTACTCTATCAAGGCATAGTGTATGTTGCCATAGCATCTGGTTCGAACAACGTGCCCACTAATACCAATTATTGGAGCATTCTTGAAACCAATGCCTGGGTGAACGCAGCCGGTAATCGTGCCAATGGAAGCCCTTACATGGGTCGCTTGGCAGTGCGCCAGTTGGTAGTAGCTGCCATGCGCAGTGCAATTGACTCATCTACCACTTTGCGAGAAGAGCAGGTGGAATTCAATCTAATGGCTACTCCACAGTATCCAGAACTCATGACCAACATGGTTCGTCTCAATAACGAGCGCAACAACACTGCATTTGTGATTGGTGACACTCCTTTGAGACTGGGACCACAAGGTGCTGATCTATTGGCCTGGGCCAATAACACAAGTGGTGATATTGATGGTGAAAGTGGTCTAGTGACTGCTGATTCTTATCTAGGCACATTCTATCCCTCATGCCAGACCACTGACCTTAGCGGTAGTTTGGTAGTACAACCGCCTAGCCATATGATGTTGCGTACAATTGTGCGCAGTGATGCAGTGGCATTCCCGTGGTTGGCGCCAGCAGGCACACGCCGTGGTGTTGTGGATAATGCAGATCGAATTGGTTATATCGAAGCCGCTACCGGTGAGTTTGTGACTATTGCTACTGGACAAGGCGTGCGTGATGTGCTGTATGAAAATCGCATTAACCCCATAACCTTTATACCAGGTGTGGGTATCACTAACTTTGGTAACAAGACCACACAAGGAACAGCCAGTGCACTCGACCGTATCAACGTAAGTCGTTTGATTGCATTCCTGCGTGGACGACTTGAGGAAATTGGCAACCAATTTGTGTTTGAGCCAAATGATCAGATCACACGAAACGAGATCACTAATGCTGTATCTGGCCTACTAAACGATTTGATAGCCAAGCGCGGTATCTATGACTACCTGGTAGTGTGTGATCTAAGCAATAACACACCAGCTCGTATTGATCGAAACGAACTATATGTGGATATCGCAATTGAACCTGTCAAGGCAGTTGAGTTTATTTACATTCCAGTGCGTATCAAGAATACCGGCGAAATATCAGCTGGACAAGTAGCCAGCGCAAGCGCGGTTTGATCAAGATAAATAAAAGGACATAGGAGACACAAATGGCCGTATCATCTCTAAACAAAATGACAGTGCCCTTGGCCAGCGATCAAAGCACCGTTGACCAAGGCATGTTGATGCCTAAATTAAAATATCGCTTTAGAGTGATGTTTGAAAACTTTGGCATAACCACTCCCCGTACTGAGCTGACCAAGCAAGTGATGGATTTTACTCGACCCTCGCTCTCGTTCGAGGAAATAGAAATTCCAATCTACAACAGTCGACTGTACCTGGCTGGCAAGCATACCTGGGAAGCAATCACGGTCAATTTCCGAGACGATGCAGGCGGGCAAGTTGCACGACTGGTTGGTGAACAACTGCAGAAGCAGATGGATTTTGTGGAACAAGCATCCGCAGCCAGCGGTATTGATTACAAGTTCGTAACCAAGTGCGAAATCTTGGACGGTGGCAACGGTGGCAGCGCAGTCAAGGTGCTTGAGACCTGGGAACTGTATGGTTGCTATGTTACATCAGTCAACTATAATGATCTCAACTATGCTGAGTCAGCTCCGGTAACAATCCAGATGTCAATACGTTTTGACAATGCTCTACAGACACCGACTGGAACAGGCATAGGTGCTACTGTTGCAAGGACTGTAAACGACATAATCTCGGGATAATACTGCCATGGCTTTTGGGCAGGATTTTCTCAAAACATTCTTTGGGAACGACTATCTCAAAGATTATACTCATGCAAGCAAGACGTTCCGTACCAATGGGTACGAGAACGCTCCTCGTTTCAAGTTTCTTTTTCATGTGTTTTTTAACATTAACACGGCACAAATACCTGCTTTAAGAAATACTTTAAAAGAAGACCAAAGCACAATTGGACTGTTGGTCAAGAATATTGAACTGCCAAAGTATCGATTGGATACCGAAGTACTCAATCAATACAACCGCAAACGAGTGGTACAAAAAAAGATTGAGTATCAACCAATACAGGCTGTGTTCCATGATGATGGCGGCGATCTAATCAGATCTCTTTGGTACAACTACTACGCCTATTACTATAAAGATCCCAGCCAAAAGTATGCAGGTGTACCCAATACCAATGGATCAATTGGTCCCAGCCAAACAACTCCGGCTGGGTTTGATTACAATCGTCGCGACATCTATGACAATGATCGCACAGTGAATGATTGGGGCTATGTTGGTGAAGCCTATCAAGATGTGGTCAACAACAATGGTCGTGGCGGCAAGCCAGCCTTTTTTAGAGATATATCAATTTATGGATTTAATCAACATAAATTTGTTGAGTATGTACTGATCAATCCCATGATATCAGAATGGAATCATGATCGGTATGATTACAGTCAAAGCGATGGCATGATGGAAAACTCCATGACCATACAGTATGAATCAGTCAAATACTATTCTGGCGCAGTAGGCGGATCAAGAGCTGCCACCTATGTGCAAGGGTTTGCTGATCCCAATTACTATGACATGGTACAAAGTCCTCTCAGCCGTCCCGGTGGCACACAAAGTATACTGGGTCAAGGCGGTCTCTTGGATGCCGGTATTGGCATATACGAGGACCTACAGAGCGGATCTGTTGCTGGTGTCATCGGAGCCATACAAAAAGCTGGTACTGCCTATGGAACTTTCAAAGGCAAAGATCTAAGAGCCATAGCCAGAGCCGAAGCTGCTGCCGGCGTCAAGGGTGTGTTGTTAAACTCCGTTCCAGGTGCAGTTCGAGCACAACCCAACGGTAATCAAAGCATACAACAGAGATTGCAAGCACCATTCTTTCCCACACCACCTAGAGGTTAATCGTGGCTTCAGTTAACAACATCAATCCCAAAGTTGACAATTCTGTCAGAGTATTTGATACCTTCAATGATTTTGGAATCAATGTTCCAGCCAACGAATACGATGCTGTGTACAGTTACCTGAGAAGTGTGTTTACAGATAACACAGCAGCAGAAAATTTTACCACTGCATTGTTTCGAGTGGCTGCTGAATCCGACACTCCGGTGTTGACTATATTGAAACAGATACAGGCTCCAGACAGCATAAGAGTCAGTATCAACATTGCGTACTACCTCAATGGACTGCGGAGCCCAAGCACATTGTTGGGGGTCAACACCGCAGTGACACCTAATGCATGGGCCGCACGCAATGTTGTGTCATGACAAATTTTGCTCAAGGTACGTTTGTTCCAACAAATCTCAGTAAGTATGTAGGCAAAGGTCATCCTCGATATCGATCAGGATGGGAACATTCTTTTTTTGTTTTTTGCGATCAAAATCCCAGTGTGATGGAATGGGCTAGCGAAGCTATAACCATCAAGTATCGGCATCCCCTCACAGGCAAAGTTGCAACTTATATTCCTGATGTGTTCATGCGCTATCGAGATCAGTACAATCAAATACATACCGAAATCATTGAGATCAAACCTCGAAAACAGTCTCTCATAGAAGGTCGCATGAACGAGCGTGAGCGGGCAGTGGTAGCAGTGAATCACGCCAAATGGCAAGCTGCCAAGGCCTGGTGTCAGCGAGCCAATATAGAATTTAGGGTACTAACCGAAGACTCCTTGTTTCATCGGCCCAGCAAAAAACGGTAAATAAGGCATGACTTTGCCTGCCAATCAAAAACTTGAAGATCTATTCAACATGCCTCGCTCTAGCGAAGTACCAATAGATGCTATCGACAGCGACGAATCTGAAACCGCCAACGACATTCAAAATAATTTACCGTTACTGCCAGAGTCATTGGTGACCTTGGACAAGATCGAAGCCGCACTACCGGCTGTGCGTGGCCTAGAAGCCAGTGATCAAGAAATGGATGACTTGGCCAGCAAGGCTTCAGAAAGTTTTGATGATCTCATGAGTTTGGGCATGCAAGTGGATAGCCGCTATGCTAGCGAAATTTTTGCAGTGGCCAGTAGTATGCTGGGGCATGCTATCACAGCAAAAACTGCCAAGCTGAATAAAAAACTCAAAATGATAGATCTGCAATTGAAAAAAGCCAAATTAGATCAGTCGGATGATGCTGGACCAGTCACACCAAATGCTGAAGGACGTGTGTTGGACCGCAACGATCTTCTGCGCACTCTAATGAGCACTCGGCAGGAAACTATTACCAAAGATAAATAGAATATAGGAATTTAAAATGAAAACATTGCAACATTATCTAGCAGAAAGTGCCCAGACTCATGAATATCGAATCAAGATAGTGGGCGATGTGCCAGGTGATTTCACAAAACAGTTTCGTGACCAACTAAAAAAGTTTGATCCGATATCAGTAGGTGAAATCAAACGCACTCCAGTATTGAGTCAACCGCAGGATTTTCCTGCTTTTAATAATCAGTCCGTGAACATGATGGATGTGAGTTTTCGTTATCCGGCTACACCACCACAGATTGCACAGATGGCTCGGTTACTGGGTCTAGATGAAGATCGAATCTGCATTACCCAGCGTGATTATGCCAATAGCATGGATAAAGAGTTGCTGGGTATTTCAGAACAAAAAGATTTGTTAGCTGACACTAACTATCCAGCTGACACTAAAGAACAACGCGATCTCAAGAAAGATTATGCCGCAGTTGGTGTTGACAAACAAGTGGTAAAGAATTCTGCTGAAAGAGCCACCTGGACTGTGGCTGGTGGGCGTACTCCCCCGGCTATGACCACAAACGATTTGCCACAAGGTGTCAAGAGTCCAATGAGCACTATTACCCGCCCGGCCAAGCCAGCAACTGGCTTCCAAAAATAAGGAAAAAACAATGACATTTTTTTACAACTTAAACAAACGCCTAGACGGCATTCGTGCTACCCCAGAAACTACACATGGTCAATTGAACGAACGTGACGAAGGCAAGCCAGGTAAAATGTTTGCTAAGATTTCTGCTGATGCTGCCAAGAAATATGGTAGCAAAGAAGCTGGAGATCGTGTAGCTGGTAAAATTCGTGCTGACAAAGCCAAGGCCGGTACACTAGAAGAACAGACCGTGGAAGAAGGCATCTATCAAGGCGGCCCTGACAAGAGTCAAATCCCTGCTGTGAATCGCCCTGGCAACAAACTAACCACAGCAGACTTGGAAAAAGAACGCACACAAAGTCCTACCAGTGCCGAAGGCATGAGAGCCCTGCAAGACAAACTCAGTAAAATTAATCCCATGGATGAAGTTGGTGATACACCAGCAGGTCTTGCGGCTGTACAAAAGGTAGGTCAACGTGCTGACCGGGCTCTTGGTGACGCCGGTACAGGTTATAGTGGTAGTGAACTTGCTAATCCAGATAAAACCTATGCCGCAAGAGATCGTGCCAATTCTATAGCAGGCAGAGAACGTATTAGAGCAAATGACAAAAATCCAACAAGAGTATTTGGCGGACCAAATCACAGTAAACAAATGGAAGAAGGGTTGCCCATGGTCAAAGGACCCAACGGCAAAATGGTACCTAAATTTGCTGCGGACGGCAAAGGCAAGAACGATTTGCAAGGTAAGAAGCCTGCACAAGCAACTGAGTCAATCAAATTAGTTGCTGTGAAAGAAGGTGCTGGTCAAACAGCCAAGGTGTATTGTGACACAGCCTACAACGAATTTCATGTGCGTGTATTCAACCAAGGACAAGAAGTTGTCAAAAGCCGTTACTTTACACAAAACCAAGCTGACGCTATTGCCGCAGCCAACTACATGGTTGAAGGCGTGTTTACAATGGCTCCAAAACAAAAAACAACCGAAGCCGCTAAATGGCGTGATCCCAAATACAAAGATAAATTGTATACCCAAGAGCCACGTGATTATGACCAATATGATTATGGTGACGATGACTACTATAATCCAAAACCAGCCGACTATCCTGGCGAAAAGAATTTAAAAGGTGGCGGCGAATTCGATCATAACGATCCTTTGCAAAAAGGACAAGGTATTGGCCGTAGCGGTATCAAGCATAGCATACTAGATCGTGGACCAAGAAAAGGTCTGCCATCAAGAGATCAAATCACCAGCCTCAAAGGCAGTATTAAATCTGCACGTGGAACACATGCACGACCCAATCTGCCCGAAGCCGCAGGCTCAGTTAATTTTGATAAAGTACTAGATGCTATTGCCGCATTGTACGGCGATGACATGTGGCATAACGATTCAATGCAAGATGTAGCACACGATTTAGAACAACAAAATCCAACCGATCAAGAATTAGATTTTATCATTGCCAAAGGTCGGTTACCAAAGCGGTTGGCCAACACACAATTCTCAGCAGGCGACGGTGTGCAATTTGGCGAAGCTAGTGCTCCAATGACTGCTAAACAAAAGTCATTTGCCGCACTTGCTGAACCCCGAGACAAAATTACTTTTGCTGACAAAATTGCCGGAGCCAAAAAAGAAGTTGACGAAATGCTAGGCGACGTGGCTGCAGAAGCCATGAAGAAAGCACTAGGTGGTGGCATGGGTCGTAGTGCTGAAATGGAAGAAAAAGAAGACCTCAATCCATTCACAAACTACAAAAACCCTCGTGCGGACCGACCCAAAGTTGGCAGCACTGAACATGGCGCATTACATGACATCAGACACGGTACTACAGATCCAAGATACTCGGGTCGTATGGTAACACGTAGAGTTGATCCCAACACAGGTCACTCAGTTGGAGCAGATGACGATACCCCAGGCGAAAAGCGTGGGCGCGGGCGCCCAGCTGGCAAAGGCGCTGGCAAGAGCATTGGAGCCAAAGGTCCAAGCGGTAAGTCAAAGTTGATGACTCGAGAAGGCGATCAAGACCAGGGTGAATATGATCAAGAAGGCGAAATGGCCAAGAATCAATTGCACACTGTGTTGCGTAATGCTAAAGAATTACACAACTTGTTAGGTGACAATGACAATTTGCCAGAATGGGTACAAAGCAAGCTGGCCAAAATTGAAGGCATGATGAAAGACGTTTCTGAATACATGCAATCAGAGCGCGAACAAGATCATGAAGAAGTGACAGAAAAGGCTCCCCCAGGTGCCAAGGCCGAGCGCATGGTCAAAGGCATCAAAAAGTCACTGAGCAAAGATGGCAACTTGTCTGACAAAGACAAGGCCATTGCTTACGCTACTACTTGGAAAGCCAAGAAGACCGGCAAGGTAGAAGAAGAGTCCACAGACACAGAAGATAACAATGCCAAACGAGCTGGCAAGCGAGTTACCAAAGACATTGAGCACGATGAAGGTCACCAAGGTCAAGATGACAACCGAGCTGAACAAGCTGGCGAGGAAGTCACAAAAGATATTGAATACGATGACAAAAAAGATCGTAAACAAAAGAAAGACAAAAAGAAAGACGAAGTTGAAGAAAACACCGTGGCCGGAAGTGTAGCACCTGCCATGGGTGGCAAAGCACCCAAGGGTTCAGGCGGCATGATGTTTGGCAAAGGCGTTT